GTGCGCCGCAGCAAGTTGAATAAGGCATAATTATAAATTTTCTATTAAAGCCGTTAATAATAAAGCGCCGCCCATTATATACCAGAACCATTTTCCGCTTAGGCTTTCTGCTTTGTATTGCTCTTGTCTTTTTTCCTGTAAGGTTTTTAATCTGTTCATATTTGTTTTTTTAAATAAATCTAATAATAAATTCCTCATAATTAAATCCGTTAACGTTTATCATACGTTCAAACTTTTTTATTTCCATTGGTTTAAACTTTTGCCTATTTGATTCTAATATAAAATCAATATCAGAACAGGTTAAACAAGCAAAGTTATTATCCATTTTATTTACGTCTATTATATATACTTGTAATTTATCCATAATATAAGTGCATTAAGCAGTCGCACCCCTGCGGGGGTTTTAATTACTATTAGAAAATTCAGTAAATGATACCCATTCTTCAATATCATTTAATGTTTCAAACTGCTTTAATGATTCCTCTGTTTCTTCGCCTGTTTCAAAGTCTGTATGTAAAACATATACATCTTCTCTTTTTAAATCACAATTAATTGGCATAAATAAAGTAAAATTGTAATTTTCTAACCAAATGTAAGTATATCCGCTATTTACATTTACAGCTACTTCACCATAAGTACATAAATCCATACCTAATTTTTTAGCAGTTAAAATTAAATAACTTGCTTTTTCAATTTCCCAACTTGTCATTTTTTCGTAATTTGTTTTCATAAAATTGTTTTTTTTGTTTTGTTATACAAATATACAGCTTTTAAACATATTTTATACATATAGGGCATCTTTTTTCTTAAAAAAATGTTAAAATCTTTAAGCCTTTAGAAATCAATGAGTTATGTAATTAAGCAAAGGCGTACCGCCCTGAACCCCTTTTAAGGTTGAAATTCTGCCACGCTAAAGCCAAAGCCATAACGCAATCGTCGTGGAAGCCAGAAGGCGCTGAATAGCGTACCCCATTAGCCGTGAATTGATATTCAAATACATCTAATTCGTCCACAATTACCCCTTCTGGGTAACCTATTTTGCCCTGTTGTATTGCCTGTGCTAAGCCTTCCATAAGTTGCTGCTTAGATTGGCTCGTAAACTTTAAGCCCTCAATATTTACCCCTTCTCTTATTAGGTCTTCAAGTATTGGATCACCTACGCCTGTGCTATCTGCTAATATGGGGGCAATAGGGAGCCTTTTAATGTTTGCCTTAGTATTATGCCAATCCATCTGGAAGCGGTCAAAATAAGCCACGTTACCCCCATTGTCAAGCCCTACAATAACGGTGAAGTCAACAGACTTGGCAAGGTCAATCCCATAAGCCACAATTTGCTGCGCTGAAATCGGTTTAATACATCTTTGAATGAAAGCATTGCCAAAAGGATTGGCGCTATTCTCAGCGGGGTTTGCAAGGTATTCCTGTTCAAATACAACTTCAGGCAACTGCAATCTTGCCTCATCTATTTCCCTTGTATTTATATATGGATTGTCGTAGGTACTAAATTTAAAACTCCGCCAATCATTCTCGCCCTCCTTCATAAACATTGAGTAAAAGAAATTCTTACCTCTGGGCGTGGATAAGAAAACCGCCTTGCCTTCATAATCAGTTAAGGTTGGGCGTATGCTATTTTGCCATCCGTTTTCTAAGTCAGGAATAAATGCCGCCTCGTCTATAATTACTAAATGAAACTTGCGCCCTCTTAAATTATCTAATCGTTCCCCTGTAAAAAATTCTATTGATCCGTTATTAGGGCAATAAATTTTAAGATTGCTGATATTGTTTTTAAATGGGATAGCAGCTGTTAGCCTTTCAAAAAATGCCTTAGCTAATTTATAAGTTGGGGTAATGTATGCAACTTGCCCGCCGTTTAATGCTTCTTTGATTCCCATTATCTGGGATAGTTCTGACTTACCGAAACGCCTTCCGCACATTACGACAATAAAACGCCTATCGCATTCTAATATTTTTTTTTGATTAATATGGGGGTTTGGTAATTCTATGCGCACTATAAAATAGTTTTGCCTTCAACAAATACAACTTCAATCTTTGTATCTTGTTGAATATCATATTGTTCTTTAGGCTTCCCATAAACTCTGGTCAGTAAAGTATCTAAACTATAAAGGCTGCCTTTAATTAAACTTTTATTCATAGCACCTGCAATAGTCTTTTCAAGTATTGTGGCTTTGGGGTTATCGTAAACATCTTTTAATTCCGTAGTGTTCATTGACATCATTACTTGGATTGTGTCGTTTATTTCACTTAGCTTATACCCTTGTTCTTTTAGTAAGGTTACATATTTACGCGGTCGCCCGTTTGGGTTTCTTATTTCCCCTTTTTGAACGGGTATTAAATTCTGTTCGTTTGCCATATTCTCTTATTTCCTTCTTTGTTATTTTGAGCGGTAGGGTGGTATTGCACCCCTTCTTTAGTCTGGAAGACTAACGCATTACTTTTATGCTTCTACCGCTTGTTTTCTTTCTGCCAAAGTTATTTTATTACCTTTATACATACCCGCACCCATTTCATCTATTTTTGAAAATGGTAAAATAGGTACATTAATTTTACATTTTTTATCTATTAAAAAAATATATTTTAATTGTTTTCCTTCAAATGGTTTCCAATTTCTAAATTCTGTACTTATTTTTAAATGATGCGCCTGTATAACGTGTATTGTTTCACCTGTCTTCGGATTTATTCTTAAAGACATATTTTCAACGATACCAACTAAACTAAATCCACTTGCCCTATATATTGTGCCATCACCACATTGTGTTCCATCTGCAAAACTAATTATCCATTTTATTTGTGGTGCATTTTTCTTTATTAATTTAATGCTTATTGCTATGCATCGGCTTTCGCTATATTTTGGCAAATATTCATCAAATGCCATTCTATTTAGTTCAATAAACTCATTCCATCCTGTACCTTCTACTAAGTTAATTGTGCCTTTTTTATTTATACTTGGACCATACGACATTACTCCGTGTAATTTATCATCTAAAAAACAACCAAAATGCAACTTACTATTAGGGACTACTTTGCCAGAATAATGATTTAATTTAACAAATTCATTTGCAATTTTACTTGATATAACTTTTACAATAATTTCTTTTGCCCTGCCCATTATATAAATATTGTGGAGATACGAGGGTTTGAACCTCGTTTGAAACCCCTATTGGTTATCCCCATTTTGCCATTCTTGATTTTTTCTAAATATTTTGCTATCTTTTGGATATGGCAATGTTTTATTTTGCAAATATATTCTAATTCCTTTATTTAATGGATATAAATATAAATATCTATAACTATTAATAATTTGACCTTCCCCAAATAAATATTCACCTACATTTTGACCACCTTTAATATTTTTTGGAACTCTACCAAATCTCATTGGTGCGATTATATTTTTATATTCACCATTTTTTGTTAAATAAAAATCATCACATTTTTGTTTACCAAAATACATCCAAGATGAACTTTGATAAATAATACCACAATCATTTTTACAACCGCCTGCGTGTGTTATTAATACTTTAATTTTTGTATTTTTTTTAAACAATTCATAAACTTTACCTAAAACATAACTTTCTGAATTTTGTCCTAAAATGTCAAGGATATTCATTCTTTGCATTTCAATATATTCATCATCTTCTATTTTTGGTAAAAATTTTTTAATTTTTTCTTTTGTTGCTGTACTTGTACCGAATGTTAAAACTCCAGATAATTTATTATTATAAAAAACTCCAAAACATACCTTTGGTATTGGAAATGTTTTCATATAATGATTATTGATAGTATAATTTTTTGCAGTTTTACTATCAATAACTTTTACTTTTATATCTTTTAATTGTTCGTTGCTTTCCATTGCATTATTATTAAATATAAAGCGTTACCATTTGAATTTTCATTTCCCATAGTTTCTACATATTTATATTCTTCTGTTTTTTTTATATCATCAATAGCATTTTTTATTTGCTCTGTTTGTTCATCTGCTAATGTGAAAGTCATTTGCTGAAATGGAGACTTATCTCCGTTTGGTAAACTAAAATTTTCGCCTAAATCTTCTACATTACTAAACCCAATAATATCAACTCCCCAGTCTGTAAGTTCTTCAGAATCCCAATTATTAGCCAAATCTGACCAATCCCATTCGCCAAAACTTGCATTATCTTTTATTATAAATTCTTTTTGTTGCTGCTCATTCCAATCGACTATTTCAACATTAATTTCTTTTATTCCTGCTTCCTTTATTGCCTTTAAACGCATATTGCCACCAAGTACAACCATATCTTTATTAACTACAATAGGTCGGACATTTAGCATATCTGGGAAGTCCTGTATTGACTTTACTAATTTTTTAAACTTGTCATCTTTGATTAAACGGGGATTGTTAGGGTTAGATATTACTTCCGTAATCTTAACTTTTTTTATCATAGGTTTTAATTTATCTGCCCTGACCTCTATATGCTTTTGGTTTTGGGCTATGTTTGTTAAAGGATTTCTTAGCGTGTCCGCATTTCCTTTTACCAAAGTTAACCTTTTTTGAATCACTTTTAACTTTTGCCATCTAACTTTTTTTTATGTTCTTCAATTAAAAATTCAATATAATGCTTTTTATCCCCGTATTCAATATGGCAAGTCCTACAAACTGCCATTAAGTTTTCAATCTTATCCGCATCTGTGGTTCCCCCCATTCCCCTTCTATGTATATGGTGAATATCAACTGCTCTACTTCCGCAAATCTCACAGGGCATAAAATCTTCGCCTGCGTAACCAAAATGCTTTAGATATATTTTAGTGTGGTTTTTTATTTTGGATATTTTGGGTGCTTAGTAGGTAACAAATCAAAGTCAGTATCGTACTTTGGATTCTCTGGTCTGCCATTCTTTATAAGATACAAAAAAGCATTTACTCTTGCATAAGCCCATTGCGAAGCTGATTTTACATAAGGGGAACGACTTGTATTATATGCGCCTAAGCCTCTTTGATAAACTGATTTTAATGCGCCAAGATTTGCACCATATCCTAATTTTTCTTTATACCTATCATTAAACTCATCTGCTTTTTTTTGCAAAGTTGCTTCTACTGCTTTTGTAACCTCTGCGCCTCTTTTACCGCTTGCATCACCTTTAGCACTTCCCTCGCCTTTTGGATTAGGGTTTTTAGTATCTGACTTAGGTGCTTTTGGGCTGCCTTTTATTCCACCCCTTTCGCCTACCTCTGCCAAATCTTCTTTATGGTATAAATATTCACTATCTTCTGTATGCACTGCGCCGGTCATTAATTTTCCTGAAGCGTCTTTATGTGTTTCCCCTGTCCAAAGAACTCCGTCTATTGTATAATGCGCAACGCCTACTTTAAATTTTTGCTTATCTATTTCCGCAAGTTTTCTTTGCGCCCAACTTACGCCTTCATCACCACCCCAAGCCAACCACATTAAAGCGCCGCAATCTTCTTTAGGATCACCTTTACTATTTTCCCTATGCCTTTCAAAACTTGACATTCTCGCTATCGTTTCTCTGGATATGTTTTCGCCCTTAGCTATTTGGTTAGCCCTTGTCCAACCTACTAAAGTTCCGCAACCTCTGTCGTTTTCTTTTTTGATATTTAATGCCCTACGAGCATTTGACTTCGCCGCCTCTGGATAATCGTTATAACTATTAACCATTGAAACTCTGATTGCAGCCCATACGCTTTGAGCCTTTTCTTCGGTATCAAAGATGCAAGCACCT